TTTAAAATCTATAATGAGAAAACATACTAAACTTACAGAAGATGATATTAATAATTTCACTGAAAAGAATATTGATGTAACTTACTATCCGCAAGAGTGTATTGAGAAGTCAATTGTAGATTTCATACTTTAGATAAATAATATAAATTACAAGGAGAATTAAATATGTGCGATAACTGCAAAGAAATAATCACAGAATCACAAACCTCAGAAACATCTAAACCATATACAGAACAAGAATCAAAATCACCATTAGACGACATACTCATGTTCACAGAGCCATTTTCAATTTCCACAGATAATCTAGAAAATGATAAAGATATTCAAATTGATAAAGATGAATTTGTTAAAGGAATGAAAGAAGCAAGTTATTTTTCTGGATTTTATACTTGTTTGATTAATTCAGGAATGTCTATGGAAGATGTAATTAGCATTATTATGAATAAAATGAATGTTGATCATAATATTTTAATGTCTCGTATTCAGACAGATGGTAGCATTGAGGTTTCTAAAAATAGTGTATTGTTAAAAGAGAAGGATATGCTTTAGATTAGGTTTTATTAAAACATAAATAATACAATATAAGCTTAACAATAAAAATTAAAATAAAATATAAAGGCAGGAATAATATAATGCGTATTTTTCAAACTCAATCTATGTGGGATGCTAAAGAAGGTCGATGGTATGAGGTATTTTCGGTTGATGGAGAGCAAGTTTCTGGAGAAGAATATTTTAGGGAATTAGAGGTAGAGCAATGTTTGGAAGATGATGAGATTGATGAGTATTGCAATTGCTGTAATTGCGAACAAGAAGATTGTAAAGATTTTAATTGCACATGTAGGGAAAATGTTGATTTAGAAGATGATAATTGTGTTCCTTGTCAATGTGAAACTTGCTGTGAGGCTCGTGGAGAATTTGATGAAGATGAATTAGAAGAGGAACCTTGTTTTTGCGAACATTGCAATGAACATCGTGAGCAGGAATTGATTGATCAGTGTATGGAAATTGTTTTTAATGGATGCCCTAATTGTGCTATTGAGGCAATTATTGATATGGCGTTTAATTTTAAGGAAGTTGGTAAATTGGAAATGAAGCAAGATATGAAGGATTTCTTAGAGGATTAAATTATAATTAATCCAATTAAAATCTAAGTTTTAAATTGTAATGATTAATATTTTGCTATAGATAGTGCTCCTAGTTTATTTAATTATAGTTAGGAGTATTTTTGTGTAACAAAATAAGTTATGCAAGGATAGGTTGCTTTAATTTAAAGCACTGATAAGTATTGCTCGTACTTCCACTATAAAAATGAGCAGGAGGATTTGCTATGTCAAATCAATTGGTAAAACTTAAAGAACTGGAGTTAATGGAGGTAAATTTTGACGGAGATTTGATCATGGTTGTCAGAGTCAAAGAAACAGGGAAAATATATGCAGGAATTAATTGGATTACTCAAGCATTAGGATTAACAAAAGGGCAACATGACAACGAAGTTAAAAAAGTAAAGAAGGATTTTGTGCTCTCTAAAGGTGCGTCAAATTTAACGCTCCCTACAAAAGGCGGTAAACAGAACGCTTTTGTAATTGAATTAGATTTTCTTCCATTATGGTTAGCTAAAATATCAATAACTCCAGACATGATAAATAATAAAATGGATGCAGTAAATAAACTTATAGATTATCAAACAAGGGCAAAAGATGTATTAGCTCAAGCATTCTTAGGGAAACAAAAAGAATGGAACCTACAAAGAGAAGTCGGCAAAGTAGATAGAAAAAGAATGACTTCTAGTATTCAAGAATATGTTCCAAATATAAATAAGTATACATATAGCAATTACACTGACATGGTGTATCTTATTTTATTCAATATGAAAGCAAAACAAATAAGAGAGACTAGAAATATAAATAAAAAGAGTGATTTAACCAGAGATTACTTGACTGAGATGGAATTAAAAATAGTAGATGAAGCAGAAACAATTGTAACTGCATTGACTACTTTGGGATTTAAACAAGATTATATTAAGCATCAATTAGAAGTTAAATATGTAAATAAAATGTTGGATTAGATAATAAAATAATGTTTTGTAAGTTATAAGACGCTTGAGCAATCAGGCGTTTTCTGTGTGGATGGAAATTGTAATAGTAATGATAATAATAAAGTTTTGTGGATTCTAGGCGTATTAGAAATAATACGTCTAATTGTCTATGAAAATATAGACCAAAGTTGAGAGGTAATTTGGGAGTCATGACCCATCTCTACACGCCTCTCTTCTTCTATTTTTAGTGTAGAGAACAATAAATGTGTAGAAAGAAGGAATTATAAGAATGGAAGAAATTAATCAAGAGTTAGAAGTAAAAATGAAGGTTTGTAGTAAATGTAAAGAAGAACATCCAACAACCAAGGAATATTTTAATGGAGACAAAACTAGACCAGATGGATTATGTTATGTATGCAAAAAATGTAAAAGTCCAGAGAAAAAGAAATACAGAAATATCCCAGATGAACATAAAAGATGTAGACAATGTAAGAATGTATTGCCATTAAATAAGTTTAATATAAACAAAGGCAACTTTGATGGAAAAATGAATGTGTGTATTGAGTGTCAACTTAATAATCGTGGTAGAGAATATAATAATACAGATAAAACATGTAAGAAATGTAATAGGAATTTTCCTTTAACTCAAGATTATTTTCTAAAAGATAAATTATGTCTTGATGGTTTTAGAAATATTTGCAAGGAATGTGTTGGAGGTAAATTTGGACATAGAAATAATAATCTTTGGAGCAAAGAAGAAGATACACTTTTAATTCAACATTACCCTTTTATGAGTAATGAAGATTTAGTTAAAATGTTTTTACCAAATAGAAAAATATCTAATATCACAGATCATGCAACTAAAATATTAAAATTACATAAAGATGAAGAATATCTAAAATATAAAGATTGGTCAAAAGAACAAGTATTAATCTTGGAAGAAAATTATAAAACTATGGATAATAAAGAGTTGGCCTTAATAATAGGTAAAAATGAACCTTGTATTATTGCTAAAGCAATTGGCCTTGGAATAAAGAAAGATTCTTGGTGGACAGATGAAGAAGAAAAGATTTTAATAGATAAATATTCACATATGAAAACAGAGGATTTAACAAATGAATATTTTCCAGATAGAGGATTTAATTCTGTAATCGCTAAAGTTCAAAAATTAGGATTATCAAAGGATGATGATTATCTTTATAAAATTAGAGTGGAAACTGGAATAAAAAATCTTGAATTGATACCTGATCAAAAAGGAGAAAATAGTCCACGTTGGGTTGAGAGGGTTGAAATAATTTGTGATCAATGTGGAGGAGATATAGAGTTAACTCCTTACAATACACAAAACCAAGAACATTACTTTTGTTCAAGGGAATGTATGGGTAAATGGAGAAGTGAAAATCTATGTGGAGAAAATAGTCCTGTATATGGTAGAGCAGATGAAATTTGGACTCCTGCAATGCGTTTAAAAGCTGCTGAAAATGCAGTAATAAGATTAAAAGAACTTAATTTTTCTAAGAAACCAACAAAACCTCAATTGATAACAAATGATTTATTAGATGACCTGTGTGTAAATTATGAAAATGAATATGATTGTAAATATTATTTAGTAGACAATTATTTAACTGATTATAATTTGATGATTGAAGTCATGGGAAATTTCTTTCATTGTAGTCCAGTAATGAATTTAGAAAATAGTAGAAAGACAAAGATAATTGGTAAAGACAAAGCAAAACATACATACATAAAAAAATATAAAGGTATTGAAGTATTATATCTTTGGGAAAAAGATATTTATGAAAATATTGATGTATGTAAATTTTTAATTGAGAAGTATATTAAAAATAATGGTGTTTTAGAAAATTATCATTCTTATAATTATCGTTTAAAGGATGGAGAACTTGAATTAATAGATAATCTATATGTAATAGGATATTAGAATAATTTCCTAAATATAAAAAGGAGAATGTATATGGCAGGTAGACCAAAAGGAAAAACACAAGGCAGACCACCAGTTGTAAAAAAGGAATGTGATAACTGCCATAAAGAATTAGCAGTAGCACAATTTTATAACACAAATTCTGTCTTGTCTGTAGATGGTAAATTAAATATATGTAAAGTTTGTGTTAAGTCAATGCTTGATTATAATAAAATAGAAACGGTATATAAAATACTTCAATTATTAGATATTCCATTTATTTATTCATATTGGAGAAATGCAAAAGAAAATAATCCAGAAGATCCATGGAGCAGATATATTACAATGGCAAACTCTAAAATAAATGAATTTAAGAAATCAACATGGAAAGATAGTAAGTTTGAACCAGATAGTATTAATCCAGTTAAACTTAATATGAATCAAGCTATAATGACTAGCAATCATTTTGATGTAACAAATGAAATGATATTAAAATGGGGAAATAAATATGAACAAAATGATTATTATGAATTAGAACAATTTTACAACGACATGCAAAGAACAAATAGTATTGAAACTACTCAAGATATGATTTATCTCAAAAAGTTAGCAATCATATCTTTGAAAATGGACAAGGAACTAGAAGAAGGCAATTATGATGAGGCAAAAAAATTAGGAGACTTATTCTCTAAGTATATGGCTGATTCGAAGTTCAGGGCAATGGATAAAACAGATGCAGATAAAACTGGTGGCATTCGCAATTTTTGTACAATTTATTCAGAAGTTGAAAAAGATGGATTTATTCCTCCTTGGGAATATTATAGAAAAATAAGAGGAATAAGCCAAGATGTGGTAGATAAAACAATAATGCACATAGAAAATTTTACTTTAAAACTAAATAAGGCAGAAAAAATGATGTCACCTCCATTAGATACTCCAAAGTTGGATTTAGATGAAATTGATACAGATAATATAATAGTGATTAACGATATAGAAGTTGATGTTGATGATATTATTGGAGATGGTGATAATGGCATCACATAATAATTTTAGTAAAAAAAATAGAGCGACAAAAGACAGTAATGCATTTTTAGATCCTCAAAGTATAGAAACTAACAATATAAATAATCTACAAATAAAAAGTTTTGAAAATGTAAAGGAAAAATGGAGAGAATTATGCAGTTATTTCCGTTGGTATCCAGATAAGTTTCTTGACTATATTTCTCCTCCAGATTCTAAAATACAGCTTTATTACTATCAAAGGGTATATTTAAGAATAATGATGAGATATAGAAAAGTCTTTTTAACTGCAACTCGTGGAACGTCAAAAAGTTATCTTCAGAATTTAGCTTTTATCTTAAAATGTATTTTTTACGAAAAAACCAAGCTGTTTACGTGTGCGGTAGGGAAAGAGCAAGCTGCTAAAATTACAGCAGATAATATCAATGATATATTTGAACATTACCCTCTATTAAAAAAAGAAGTTAAGACATTTGTGGAAAATAAAGATTATACAAAACTAATATTTCATAATGGTTCTAAGTATGATGTTGTCCAAATGAGAGATAGCACCCGTGGAGGACGCAGATATGGTGGGGCAATTGAAGAAATTTCTGATAAAAAGTTTGATGGAAATATACTCAATGCAGTAGTAATTCCTTTAATGGCTAATGATAGAATCGCCGCATGTAGTGGTGTTGATCCAGATGAAATACATAAATGTGAATTGTATATCACTACAGCAGGAACTCAACAACAGTTTTCTTATGAAAAAATGTCAGAAGTTTATCAAGATATGCTAAATGGAAAATCTGCATTCTGTATAGGCAACTCATATGAATTACCATGTATGTACGGTCAATTGGACATTGATTTTATTGAAGAATTACGTGAATCTCCAACTTATTCCATATTAGACTTTATGCGAGAGTATCAAAGTATATGGACTGGATCAAGTTCTGATTCGCTTGTTTCTGATGAAAAGTTACAGAAATGTAGAACTGTCCCAATTGCAGAATGGGAACATTGTGGAGACGCTAATGTAATTTATTGCTTGGCGTATGATGTTAGTAGAAATGAAGGAGACGAAAATGCTCTCTCTTGTTTATCTGTAATAAAATTAACTCCAAAAAACAGTGGTAATTATGCTAAAGAAGTTGTTAATTTATTTTCTATGGAAGGTCAACATGATACTTGGCAAGCAAAATTCTTAAAACAAAAAGTTAAAGAATTTAAGGCAAGGATTTTAATTGTGGATGCGAATGGAATTGGCTCTGGGGTTTGCGATCAATTGGTGTTAGATTTAGATGATGGAAACCCTCCATATAAGGTAGTAAATGATGAAAAAGGAACATGGAAAAAATATGAATTAGAAAATGGAATACCGATGGTTTTTGCATTGAAGTCACAAAATAAAGACACTAGAAATAGTGATATGATAAATAATTTTATGCAGATTTTTAATAAATTAGATATTGGATTATTAAAAACACCTCATGAGGGGATAAAAGATTTAGAGAAAAAACTAAAGCATAAAATTAAAGATAGTGATGAATTAGCTAATTTACAAATTCCATATATATTAACTGATAATTTATGCGAAGAAATTATGAATCTAAAATATAAACAAAACGGGAATGAAACAAAAATTGAACGAATATCAAGGAGGATACAGAAGGATAAATTTTCGGCATTGCTTTATGGTCTCTGGTGGGTTTATTTAGAAGAAAAAAAGAACAAGATTAAAAAACGTCCAACAAACATTTCCCCCTCATCCTACTTCGCAATAGCAAATAAATCAAGCAGAGCAAGACGATAAAACACAAAGAAAGGAGGTCAATCCTTGCCAGATCAAAATCAAAATAAACCCCTCTCCCCCAACCTATTCGCACTAAAAGAATCATGGGAACCATCAAAATCAAAAAATTTCTCTTTATCTCGTATTGCTTCATTCTTTTCCAATAAAAGAAATACAAAAAACAACAAAAACATTACAATAGACAAAATAAAATTATGGTTAAATAATCCAAATAAATATCAAACTGAAATCCTAGATTTATCTGATTTATTATATGCACCTGAAGGAATCTATAAGACATTAGTAAATTTAACTTCAAATATGGCAACTTTAGATAATTATCTTCAACCAACAAAATCCACAATGAGAAAATTAAATTTAGAGTTAAAAGCAAAAACTAAATTTGATGAATTAGGAAATCCAATAGATCAAGAAGCATTTGACAAAATATTAAACAATTTTGAAAATGAATTTGATACAGTTAGAGATTATATTGAAAATATTGATATAAAGAAAACTGGAAGAAGAATTATTGAAAGTATAGTTAGATATGGAGCATATTGTGGATTTGAGAAAAACGATG